CCAGAACACACAAAGCAACAGCAAGATAAACTAAGAATGTTATCTTATTATATTCATATTTCAAAATGACTTCTCTCATGGCTGATGACCACTTAGTTACTCTTTTAGGATCGTTTATGGGCCATGCTACTGCAGTCTCAAGAATCCATCCTAAGGTTGCCGAAAGAGCAGAGAGGATTGGACAGATGTTTGACCTGTCTGATTTTGGACCGGACAAGAGGCTAGCTAGGATGTGTAGAGCAGTTAACACACACTTTGCAAAAGAAAAGAAAGTTATGTCTGAGACCAACATTTCATATAGAATGGCTCCCGATAATAATTTACTAGGAAATTATCAAGTATGGGTCCTTTTCAGAAAGATGCTCAAGCACAAGGTTAGGATTTTATCTAAGGAGAAACAAGTATATATGCGAACAAAAGCAACAGTAGAAAATTCTATCCTCTCGTGTAACTACAGGGCAATGGAAGGTGGGCTTGGTTCAAATAAATTGATAGAGGCAATGTCAAAGATGGTTGACCAACTCTCTGTAATGCCATCTCTTGAAGCTGTCCTGTATGAGAAGTTTAAGGCTGCCAGAGCAAGGTTTAACACACTGTATAGAGAGTGGGAGAGATCAGGCTTTGATCCTGATGAGACTCCCATTTGCGACTTCCTTGCCAGTGAAGATGATCATCACCTATCAGCTCTGTCATTCGGTCCAGTCATGCTCATCCGTGTCGCTAGAACATTAATTGCAATGCCTGAACCTCATACACATAAATTGATTTCCCTCTTCAAATCATGGACTAACCTCACTTTAGTTCTACCATCAACAAGTTTACGGTATGACCCTTTATCATTTGCAGAAGATTATCTTGAGACCATCTGGAATGTTGTTGAAGAAGATGTTGATTTCCTTGGAGAAGTTCTCAAAGGTGCTCGAAATGTAGCTATATCAAGGCTTGATAAGAGTAAAGTTATCGGTGTTGATATGTATGCATCAACTCTGCAGACTCTTTCTCCAGCACGTAGATCATTTGCAATTCCAATCCTTAACTTTATGTCATCTGCATTCGTTGAGCAAGTAGATGCTATCAATATGCTGAACTTGTATAAAGCTATTCCTCATCCAGACACCAACCTACATGTTGCTTTCTCGAATATCTCTGGTCTTCACACTCCTAATACTATTGATCCAGAGATGATTCCAAGATTCAGAGGAACCTTAAGACGGGCTATGTACAGAAGTCTGGCTACATCTTCTCATGATGTCAGACTGATAGCTAGCAATACAGCGGCAATGAGATTAGTGGAGGAAGCCAATATGACTCAGAGGTCTATTGCCCAGGTGTGTGAAAAATCAGCATTGGCATGGTCTCATACCACCTTTGAACCAGTTAGGACTATCATGAAGCCTAGTGATATAACACTAGCACCATCAGATAAATCATCTCAAGTGGCTCCGGAATTTTCAGAGGAGGATCTTGAAGACTGTGTAGCTTGGTCAAGAGGCGAAGGAAGTATGAGACAACCTCAATTCTCGAAAGATGCTCATACTCTAAATGATGCTGCAAGTTATCTGAAGGGAGGAGCTGAATTTAACACTAAGAAAGCTGTAGAAAGGTTTGAGAAAGTGATCAGGATGCATACTGCATTCGAGGCTAAGTATCCTGGTCTATCTCCTGAAGAAATTCCAGAGGAGGATCTACAGGAATTTGTGCTCAATAATCCAGATGCAAGATACTTAGTCGGAACGGAACCTAAACTTGGAGAATATCATAAAAAGGTTACAAGAATCTTCTACATGGCTGAACAGGAGCTAAAGATCATTACTCAAATCACTGAGAGAGTGGCTAGACAAGTGTCAAGAAAGCAAAATGGTGTCAGCATTGTTAAAGGATATTCTGGCAGGAGAAAGGACCTTGAACATTTTGCTCAGGCAGTAACCGGATCTGATGCTGAAAAGATGTCCATTTTTCTATCGTTTGATATGGCAGAGTTTAGTAAGAAATTTCCTATGGCTCTGGTTAGAGAATACGGTGAATTCTTAGCAGAAATCACAGGTGAAGACTGGCTTAGAAGGATTGATCTAGTGTTTAGGGCAGCCATTGTGATCCATAATTCTAGAGGGTACTTCGATTGGATTGGAGGTGTTAAAGGTGGATTTGAGGGATTTCTTAACTTCATTTGGTCATCTATCCATGCAGTGATCATGGAGATATCGTTGAAGGCCACAGGACTATCTGGGGCTATTCTGACCTATTCTGATGATGGTCTGCTACTCTTCTATGCGCCTGGACGACTCAATGCTGCAGACAACATGAAGAAAGTAGTCAAGATCAAAGACACATATGCTAAATATGGTCTGGTGTTTCATCTAGGTAAGACTCTAGTTAGCAGTGAATTGTGGGAATATTTGGGTGATATCTGTCATAATGGACATCTTCTACCAATGTGGATGAAAGAAATTTCATCTGTTGGTATCCTGAAGAATTCCAGGGGGTTATCTCCTCTGAGAATGAGAGTCTCATCTTTTGAAGGGCAAGTGGCATCTGCCGTGTCATCAGGATGTAATCCATTAGCTGCATATATACTCATGCGATTCACAGTTGCCACATACTTAGCAAATTTCCTGCTATCTGATGATAATCGTCTACTTGAATCTCTAATGATAATTCCTGTTGCCTTAGGAGGAATGAGAATTAGATCTCCCTTAGAACTGTGTTTAAATTCAGATATTGATGTTGTTGCTGAGTTTGTAGCTGACCTAGATTGCTTAAAATCATTAGATCCCACATTAGCAAGAACCATTATATACCATCTTCCAAGTGTTGTTAATGGAGTGAAAGCATCTGCCTCTCGGATTATGATGGGTAATCTAGTATCTTCAAGTCTACCTGATACTAGTGGTATGTCAGTAATCATGCAGGCAATTGACATCATTGGCCACACTGTAGACCCAAAAGTCTCTGGATCAATTGGGTCTCATCCTATCACAACTACAATCGACAATCAGCTCATGTCTGTCCTCCATTGCATGAATAACATTGACCATAAATCACTTTCTAGATTATTGATGTCATTACCTCCCTGGATCAAGTTTACGAAATCTATGGCATTGGTCAGAGGCTCTGGAGCTATCAGACTTATCCCACGTAAAGATTTAAAGGCATTGCAAGCTGAAGACACTAAAAAGTGCAGAGAATCTTTTGCAATCTGGAAAGGCTATGTTAATAGTAATGAATCTAGTAAATCACGTGCATATGATGTTCTGTCTTCTATGGTAGCAAAGGTCAATGGTGCACTACACATTGCCCCTATGAAGAAATCAGCAAGATCATTGATAACAGCAGTGAGTCCTCGTAGCCATCCTGCAATTGAAGTCAGATATTCACCAGGATCAAGTGCATATCCTGCAGCCTTATCCTACATTGAGCCAAGAATTAACTTCCCATCAGACTCTACAACTTTGCACTGGTTTTCTGAAGCAACTGGTGATGTTGATGTATCTGCAGCTAGAAAGTTCCAGGGGGTATGTGCATCATTCCTATCATATTCGCCTGAAGCACTACCATTTTTGAGATACCTTGGTAATCTATTTTCGGTTGATATACCATCTCTCCCTGCTGGATTGGTTAGAGGATTCCACAGGAGGAGTGCTCAGCGAAATGTTAGTACAGACATTAGGCTTGTAATGCCTAGGGCTTTTTGGTCTCTATCATCAGTGAATTATGTAGGTGAAGCATTTGCAAGGATTAGGACCTTACCTCGCGGAGATAGGGTGACCTACCTTGAATCTTGCCGTGTGATGGCTTATTTCCAGTCAATGAAGTGGTCAGCCACTGGTGCTGCTCCATCAGATAGAGTACAGCTGTTTCAGTATTCTACAAATGTTGAAGAGATGGCTCTGTCATGCACTAAGAATGAGATGAGAGCTGTAGCGATCCCAGAAATGCCTAATCCACAAGGGGAACTCACTCAGAGAATGGTTAATGAATTCAATGCAACTATCACTGAGCATCTGAATGAGGCAGAAAACTATGAAGTCATAGATAGGATGGCATGGGAACAATCAGAGAATGACATCGAAGATCTAACATCAATTCTTGTAATTTGCATCAATAATCTGTCAAGATGGATCCATGATATTGTTATGACTAGGTCTGAGGCAATCATTCCACTGAGAGCAATGCCTATACCTCCTATGATGAAAACTTTAGTGATCAAGAAAGCAGTCACAAGTGCAATGTGGATGTCAATGGAGCCTAGGGTCAAAGGTTTAGCTGGTGCTGCTCTAAGGAAGATTATTGATAGGAGGATGAATGTTTATATGGGTGCAGTAGAGGATATTCCTATTGATATGTTGAACGCAGTTGATAGAGTTGATCATCAGTTGAGAGCAATTTTCCATGTTCTGAAAGACTTAGAACATGATGTTCTTTCAGTTGCAGAACTGGAAAGAGCTCAGTCTGATATGGGTGATGTTATGAATGTTATATCAGAATGTGTCTTCTCTAACAGTGTATTCTCTGATGATAAATTGATGGTTATTAGAGGTACAGTGGCTCATGCTGGTCAAATGACTGAATCACATCGAGTTGCATTCAAGAAAATATTTTCCGCTTCAGTAACAGCTCTTACAAATGCCATGTATATGAGTGATTGGGATGCTGAGATTATGCCAATTATATTTGGACTAGGATTAGATCCTGATGATGTTCTTGATTGGTTGCATGTTTGCAGACCACTGCTTCGTGCAAGTACTCACAGGACTATCCATCATCCATACAATAGAACTTCCGCAACTATTGAGATGTTCAAATTCTACACTATGCTGAAAATGTTATCTAATAGGAGGTTTGACACAATTGGGGATGCAGAGCTCTATGCCACAAATAATCCAATAACTCCATACTATCAATCAGCCATAAGGAGAATACTATTGAGAGGCAGATCAACTCTAGGACCTGATCATGCTGAGATGATAAAGAGGCCGATTTTAGCAGAGTCTATGGGCAGACTGATGGCTCACCATAGGCAGGCACTTAGAGGTGAGTCATATGGTACACGAGAAGATGCAAACCCTGATGTACTTGTTAGATGGATTCAAGCATCATTAACTGCATACTATGAACGAATTATTCTTCGTGCAATTGGTCAAATCATAGAAGTCCCATCATCGTTTGCAGCTGAAATCGAAAATATGCCAATGATACAGCCTTTTGCCTCAGCTGGTTTGTCTGGTGTCACCCTTGGAGGAGAACATATATCTGGAACAGCAATCCCTCATCAGTTGATGGTTCGTGCTCTTCCTGTTAAGCAACTCCTATCAGCTCATATAGCAAACTTTTGTATCAAATCTGGTTTGTCTGGTATTGCATTCGCTGATGATACCCAAGCTTGGTTGCAATCATGTGTAATTGAATCGGGTTATTATAGTTCAGAGGGACCATCACTCACATCAATGGACACTCATGAAGTTGGAGCTGTTGCATATGTAGTGAGGAGGTTTGATGATGTCGATACAGCTTTTGCCACATATATCACACTTGCAAGAAATGGAGTAACTAGTATGTCACTGTTAAGGAATCCTAAAGATCACAAATACTACATAGTCGGTGTCTATAATTCTAGGGATCTCACAGGTATAAGTAGTGATTACATGGCATTAGTTATTGAATCAGATGATAACCTAGATGATTATGTATCTAGAATTTCTTTTGAGGCAGAAGCTGATCTTACTATGAACTCTGCAATGTCATTAACGAGATCAAGTGGTATAAGCAGAGGTATGGGTGAATTCCATACAGCCATCAGTTCATATGCTAGGCACATGAATCGGCCGGCAGAAGTTAATGACACTAGTTTCTACCTCCAAGCTGCAGCCGACTTAGCAAGAGATGCCGGCACAAGTGCACATAAATTATGGGCATATACATTATTCTTGCATTATTTGAATAGGGATGAGCATGATGATAGAGCTTTAAATACATTCAATAGATTAAGAGCTGTACTAAATAGAGGTGAGAGGGTTCAGAGGGCAAGATTGTTACTAGATGTATCACAACTAACTACATGGCTACGGTACAGTTCAGTTTTTCCTGGTGATAACATTTCATTCGCCCACGTCACGAGATTGGTCAATATGGCTGGTGATGTGGGCGTTAACGTTGCTATCAACCAGACCATCAGCTTTCAAAGGGTTATGACCTTCCATCAAATTACCGAGATGTTGTCTCAGACTGTTGATCGTTTCCAGCCTGGCACCATCATGGCATCCTTGATTGTTGTTGAAACTCTTGCTATTATGCCTGCTGATGAAACTGAAGATGAAACCATTAACGCAGAAGATGTTGATCTTGATAACTTTTGGTAAACTAAATTCCCCATCAATTTGATACTAATATATCTAATTACAAAAAAATAAAAATGAATATACTTAAAGAAATAACTAAC